GAGGAGGAGGAATCACAGTATGTTGATTATGATATTCAATATTATGAAGAACAGCAGCAGAAGGATTAATCATAGGTTTAGAAACAACACTACGTCCATAAGGATCAGTACCAATACTTGCAGCAAGAGAAGCACCAAGAGCAGGAATAGCACTACTTGCACCAGCACCTGAAGCACGAACAGCAGAAGGAGCACTACCTGAAGCAAGATCAGGATCATCAGGTGGATCAAGAACAGAAGGAAGATCACTACTTGCAGCAGAAGGAGCACTACCTGAAGCAAGATCAGGATCATCAGGTGGATCAAGAACAGAAGGAAGATCACTACTTGCAGCAGAAGTAGCACTACCTGAAGCAAGAGCAGGATCCTCACGAGCAAAATTTTCTAATTTAGTGTGAACAACGCCATATAATTCATTTTTAGTTGATTCATTCATTCGAATAAGATTAGAAAAGGTTAGTTGGATTAGATATAATAATTCAACCATATCTGGTGTTAAAAGTGCGTTCAAATCATTTAAATCATTTTCATTAAGTTTAACATCAGGACGTATTTTGTTTTTAGTTAATATATTATATATTTGATTCAACTCATTATATCTTGACATTAATATATATATTTATAATTAAATTATATATATTAACGTTTTCTAAACATATTATAAAATATAGATAATGCCGCAGAAGATATTAATAAATCATGATCTGTAATATTAGGTGTCGGAATATTGTTCGAATTATTTTCTATTTCATTTAATTTAAGAGCAAGTACAATATTAATAATATCATCATTTTCTTTATCTTCTTTTTTTTGTTGTGATGATTTACCAAGTCGTTTGATTTTTGGAAGATTACTTTTAGCTCTAGTCTCTAAATCTGTTTTTCTTTTAGTTTCTTCTTTGGCATTTGCATTTACTTTTAATTTTTCTTCAGATTCTTTTTTATTTTTTTCTTCCATTTCAGCAGCGTTTACTATAGATTTATCTTTTTTGATTTTAATAAGTTTTAAATCTTCTTCCTGTTTTTTCAATATTGTATTATGATAAGTATCAATAAGTTCAACCAACGTATTTAATGTAATACATCTAAACTGACTATCAAAAGTTTCATATTTATCATCATTTTTATCTGTTTTATTTTTATCTGCTTCTTCACTTATACTCATTATTATTTCGTAATAATTTATTATTTTAAATATATACTTATTGTTAAATGAATTTATTAGAGTTATATGAAAAAAAGTATAATGAATTGTATGACAATGATAGTAAATATAACGAATCAAATACATTTAAACTTCCAATACAATATGTTGAATTAAATGAAGTAAATCAGATTATCAAAACGGATTTAGAAATGCCTGAAATATACAAAAATTTAATAGGTGATTCTATTTTATTAGATAATTGGTCATCCTATTATACTACAAACAAGGATTTTTTAAAAGACACCCAACGTCATATTAAATCTGTTCCAACAATGACAACCGATAATACATTCCTTGAAAAATATAGAAAATTCAAAGGAGAAACCAGTTTTGTTGAAAAATATCAATATATTGGTTTAAGATTATTTAAAAAATTTAATTATTCGAGTACATTTTTACATGGTCTTGGGTTATATAATCTTGCATCCCCGCTTATTTCATTATTTACACCTCTTCTTGTTTTAATTGTTCCATTTATTATTTTGAAAATGAAAGGCCTACCTATAACAATCGCAGGTTATGTGGAATTTCTTAAAATAATGATTAAACGAAATAGTATATATACATTATTTACAAAATTCAATCAAATTAATTTTCAACAAAAAATGTCAACTTTAGTAACAATTTTCTTTTATTTTTTTCAAATATATTCAAATATAATGTCTTGCATATCATTTTATAGAAATATCCACAGTGTTTCTGAATTTTTAGAAGATTACAAAATACATATTAAGAAAAGCATTGATACTATGGATATTCTTCAAAAAAATATTCAAAAATATAAAAACTACAAGAATTTTTATAATGATATTGATGCACACAAAAACAAATTAACAAAATTATATTATCGATTAACAAAAATAATGCCATTTAAAAATACAATTGCACGTATAAGTCAATTAGGAATTATTATGAATTTAAATTATGAAATATACATGGTTCAAGAGTATGATGAATCATTTATGTATTCTGTCTATTTGAATCAATATATTCAAGACGTCAATTCTTTAAAATCTTTGACTCGCAAAAAATTAAATAAATGTAATTTCAAAAAAAATACTAAAATAAGTGGAATGTATTATTTACCACATATAAATGAATCCCCCGTATTGAATACGATTGATTTGTCTCAAAATATTATGATTACTGGGCCAAACGCATCTGGAAAAACAACTATATTGAAGGCTCTATTGATCAATTTATTAATGAGTCAACAATTTGGGTACGGGTGTTATAAAAAAGCAAATGTAAAAATATATGATGTATTTCATTCTTATTTAAATATTCCAGATACATCAGGTAGAGATAGTTTATTTCAAGCAGAAGCACGTCGATGCAAAGATATTCTTGTAAATATTGTAGAAAATCCTTTAAAAAAACATTGTTGTATCTTTGATGAACTTTATTCTGGAACAAACCCAAATGATGCAGTAGATTGTGCATCTATTTATTTGGAAGAAATGAATAAATATAAAGAAAATGTTGACTATGTTTTGACAACGCATTATATTAAATTATGTGAAGCGTTTGATAAAAAAATATTGAATTTGAAAATGAATGTCAATGTTTTAGAAGATAAAATCGAATATTTATACACTGTTATAAATGGTATATCACATGTTCATGGTGGAAAACAAGTAATGAAAGATATGGATTATCCTATAAAATAATATACTTAAATATTATAATGAAAGAAAAGAAAAAAACTATAAAAAATAAAAAAATAAATAAAAAAATAAATAAAAAAATAAATAAAAAAATAAATAAAACTAAGAGACAAATCAAAAAAAGTAAGAGACGAATCAAAAAATTCAAAGGAGGTTCATTTTTTTTAAGAAGACCTATTCCTGTAGTTAAAGGCATATCTCAAAAATTATCTAACTTAGCAATAACTCTCAAAAATCTATCTGAATGTAATTGTGATAGTGTTACACCTGAACAAAAAACAGAGGTATTAAATCTTTCTAAAAAAATGATTGATTCATCTTTTATAGCAGATGATGCAAAAGTAATTACTGATGCAAAAAAATTAGGTAGTAAACTAGAAACTAAACCTAGTGAGGAAATCTCAATTGATCCGGATGTATTGAATTTAATAGGATTATTATTTAAAAATAAAAGTGATAATGAATTAATTATTCAAAAATTTAAAGAAGGTAGAAAAGACATAACCCTATCATTAGAGGACATTTTAGATGTATTAGACAGATTTATAAACCAAAAAAGTTTTTCAACAAATAAAATTTACGATTATAAAACATTTGCAACTATATCAATGACAAAATTTAATATTACGCCTTCCGATATTATGAAATTACTTAGTTTATTATGTATGAAAAAACATTGTATAAAAACATCAACAGGAACAAATTATGGTATATTTGGAAGATTAACATTAAAACAAACTACAATTGATGATATTGAACAATTATCACAAATGAATCCACCACGCTCAATGTTCAGCAGATCAATAAAATTTCACGAAATAATGTATAGTATATTAGATAATTGTTACAGTGTACAAATTATTAATGAATTTCGATTATGGCTGGGTCTTATAAAGCATTCTTCATATTTTTCATATTTTAACATAACATCAGAGGATATGAAATTACAAGATAATATATACTTAAGATATGTGAAAGCGTGTAATACAATATTGTCATTAGACAAAAATGTCTTATTGCAAAAAATAAACCCACTAGGTAATCAAAGTGTCCAACCTAGTATTACTGGTGCTGCTGGTGCTGCTGCTGGTGGTGTTGGCGGTGCTGTTCGTCCTGGTGATGCTCGTCCTGGTGGTGGCGGCGGTGGTGTTGGTGGTACTAGTGCTGCTGCTGGTGCTGCTGATGGTGGTGTTGGTGGTACTAGTGCTGCTGGTGATGCTGCTGGTGGTGTTGGCGGTGCTGTTCGTTCTGCTGCTCGTCCTGGTGGTGGTGGCGGCGGTGGTGTTGGTGGTACTAGTGCTGCTGCTGGTGCTGCTGATGGTGGTGTTGGTGGTACTAGTGCTGCTGGTGATGCTCGTTCTGCTCGTCGTCGTCATCGTCGTTCTGCTACTCGTCCTGGTGGTGCTGGTGGCGGTGGTGTTGGCGGTACTAGTGATGCTGATTATTCTTTTGATAATATTCGTGATAATCCTGATGCTCTATTAGAGCATATTATTGTTTCTGGTGTTGATAGATCTCTTATACAAAGAATACAAACAGAAGCAGAAAAATCAGCGTCCGACGCGAGAAAACAAGTGACACCAGGGGAAGGAGTCGATCAAAATTATATCAATAAACGGGCGGGGGCGGCGGCGGCCACAATTGCAGGTACTATAGGTCGTGATAACAATTTGACAGAAGATCAAATACGTGCTATTAAAGCATATGTAATTGCACTAGAAAAAGTGGTTCCTGATCCTGCTCGTCCTGGTGGTACTAGTGCTGCTGATGGCACCGGTGATCATGATTCTGAATCTTATAATGCTGTTATTCGTGGTGCTGGTGGCGGTGGCGGTGGCGGTGGCTGGGGTGGTGCTCATACTGCTATTGCAAGAATAGCCGACCCAAAAAAAAAAGTCGATGTTCATCTGAGTGCTCGTCTTGATGATCCTGATGATTATTCTGAAGTCTTGCCCTCTTCTCTTCCTATTGATAGTGCTCTTCAAGCACGTCTGGCAAATCACCAATCTGGTAAGTCTAGACCTCTCCGCCGTTCTAGTACACAACATCCATCCAATCAACGTGGGGCTGCCAATCATGGTGCGACCAAGCAGAGAGACCCTGCTTCCGATCTTCCCGAAATTACTATTGAGGAGGTTAGACAAGCTATGCGTGATGCTCATGTTCAGGATGTTGACGGTGCGATTAAACGTTTTATTGGTGTTAACGCTGAAAGAATTACTATTGATAATATTAAAACTGCTATGCGTGATGCTCATGTTCAGGATGTTGGCGGTGCTATGAAAAGATTTACAGAAAAAAGTGGTCGTGTCCCTACACGGCCCGGATGGGCTAGTTTGCCCGTTAGAGAGAACCAATTACACTTACCAGATAACGGTATATAATATTTCAACCCTTATTCGTAAAAAAATGAATAAACTAAATATTAATAATCATATAATGAACTTTTCAGCAATTTTGGATATTAGTAGTTTTTTTATAGGTATGATTATCAATCTTTTATTAATTGCATTAATTTGTTATTATTTTAAGAGAAAATATGAAAACTTAGAAATTGCTCAAAATGAACAAGCAAAAGTATTATATCAATTACTTCAACAAAATACGAATGTTCAACCAAAAGTAATTAACTTAAATGATATGTTACAAAAAGATATAAGAAATGAAGTAAAAATAATAGATGATTCCGATTCTGATTCTGAATCCGATAGTGACAGTGACAGTGATTCGGAATGTGAAGAAAAAAATGAAGTCAAAAGAATTGTATTGAATACGGAAACAATTAATTTGAACACAGAAGTTGAAGTTGAAGTTGAATCTGAAGTAATTGAAGAAATTGATGTTGATTTTAAATCTGTAGAAGATATCGATCAAAAAGAAAAAAAAGATGTAAAACATGAAAATGATTATAGTAAAATGACAATTAAACAATTAAAAGATGCATTATCAGTAAAAGGAATTAATGCAAATAAAATGAAAAAGAATGAAATGATTGAACTAATTGAAAAAACAATTGTTGAAAAATCTCATCTTAGTATAGATGAATAGTTTCAATAATTCAACCTATCGACAAAATTTGATGAAAGATACAAATGAAATCATGAAAAATAATTGTCAAAATCTTATACAGGTTCAAGTTGTTCCAGCAAATATAAAATCCTACCCCTATTTATTCAATGGTATAAATGATAATAAGTTACCATTTGGATATGAAACTTCATTACCAAAACAAATGTACATATCTCGTGAAAAGACAGATAGTCAAAAAAGAATTCCATTGCAAAATGGAATATAAATACATTATACATCTTATATAATGTATTTGAGCATTGATGTTGGTATTAAAAATTTAGCTTATATTATTTATGATAAAACAATTATAGAGTGGGGAATTATTGAATTATGTGAGACAAATGCAAATAAAGCAAATATGATTGATTTAGGAAAAAAGATATTTGTATTATTTGAAAAACAATTTACCATGCATTTTGATGAAGTAATTATTGAAAATCAAATAGGTCCAAGTGCAATTCGTATGAAAAATATACAAGGAATGATTACAATGTATTTTATACAAAAAGGATCAGAAGTTGTATATTGGAATTCAGGAAATAAATTAAGATTTATTACTAAGGTAAAGAAAATTGCAACATACAAAGAAAGAAAAAAAATGGGAATTGCTGTAACAGAAACTATCATAAAAGAATTTTATCCAGAGCATGATATATCAAAAAAGAAAAAGAAAGATGATTTAGCAGATTGTTTTTTACAATTAATAGATTATTTAGTAAAGAAGGGTGAATTAAATGAAAATATATATACAAATGCGATAAATATAAAGTTATAGTAATATCTTTAATGTAATATGGAAGAAATAAATTTGGACTCACTTGATTCAAATCCTTCGGTTGATTTTGGAGGTGGAATTGAATTATTAATGAATGATAAAAAAAATAAAAAAGATACAAATGTTTCATTAGAAGACGAGTTGAATGAACTAGATATTGATATTGATGCAGAGCCCAGTCAAGGAAATCAAGGATTCAAATTCAAAAAAGAACCGATCTCTATGGCAAAAGAGACAACGAATCTAGATACATCAGGCCCAAGTATATTTAAACATATGGATGATATTAATGTTGAAAAAGAAGCACCAAAAGTAGAAAAAATGACAAAAGAAGAATTATTACGAGAGAAATTTATTTATTTGAAAAAATTAGAAGCATTAGAAGCAAAAGGTATTCAAATGTCTAAAAGATATTCGATGGATAGTCCATTAGATGAAATGAAAGGAGAATATGAATTTATTTTATCAGAAAAAGAAAAAAAAAATAGCGTGCAGTTTCAGGCCAAAGTATTAACAACTATTATTACTGGTTTAGAGTTTTTGAATAGTAAATTTGATCCATTTGATATTAAATTAGATGGATGGTCTGAACAAATTCATGAAAATATTGAAGATTATGATGAAATCTTTGCTGAACTACATGAAAAATATAAATCCAAAGCAAAAATGGCACCTGAAATTAAATTTTTGTTCCAGTTAGCTGCATCAGGTATGATGATTCACATGACAAATACGATGTTTAAATCATCTATTCCAGGTATGGATGATATTATGAGACAAAATCCTGATTTAATGAGTCAGTTTACGAAAGCTGCTGTAAGTTCAATGGAAAATACTACACCAGGATTGGGTAATTTTATGAATGATTTTAGACGTGATTCAAAACAAGCACCTCAATACAGACCTCAACAATCTCAAAGCCCTCAAAGTCAATCTCAAGGTCAATCTTTTTTTGGAAAAGACCGGCCAGAAATGAAAGGACCTGAAAACATAAATAGTATATTAACTGGATTGAAAAAAGTAAATGTAGAAAATGATAGTACAATCAGTGCAGAAGAAGTAGATTTAATGAATACAAATTCAACCAGTCGCCGAAAAAGACGTAGTGATAAAAATACAATTTCATTAGCGATTTAATCATTTTGATTAGTTTAAATAAGTTAAAAATTAAAATGAATAATGTATATAATATTAAATGGCACTTGAATCACTGAAAAAGCAAATGGAAGAAATGGATACAAAAATTATGAAATTAACAAATGAATTAGAAAAAAAAACAAAATTAATAAAAGAACTAGAAGAAAATTATCAAAAAATCAATGAACAATTACAAAGCGAAAAAGGATCACATGCTTCTTTAGAAGAGAATAAAATATATTTAATGGAAGTTAAAAAAGAGACAGAATCGAATTATAAACAAATTAGTGATGCAGCAACAACATTATTAGAAATACTTAAATCAAAAACAGATAAAATTTAATGAATTTTCATTATTTATATAGAATTATATTCATAGTGTAATCAATGAATATAATGAAATATCTTCCGATTGAATTGAAATATAAAGTAATGTCGTATTTTCCAATATTAGATGAAAATAGAAAATTATTAAATAATATTATAAAAAATTATAAAAATTATTTTATTAAAGCATTGCTTTATGAATATAGTAAATATTTTGATGATACATACTATATTACAAAATATATATTAGAATGGCCATACATAAATGAAATATTAAGTAGAGTAACAAACAGTAAAGATTTATTAATTGAAATATTCAATGAATGCACGTTACAAGAAACACAATATTTATATTTATTTATAACGTTTCGTTTTCAATCGCCTCTTTCTTGAAACTCTTTTCCTTGATTTTCTTGAATTTTTTATACGTTTTATCATTTTGGATGATATTTTTCCTCCACCAAAATAACCACGACCAATATGAGTTGTAACATTTTTAAACAATTTTTTGTAATCATATATTAATTTATTTTTTTTTGTTTTACATCCAGCAGCAGCTTTTAATTCAGATACATCTTTAATATTTGATTTAGTAACAATCAATGTAATTGCTGTTTTTGTTTCTTTTTTTTCATTATCATATTCAAATTGACATTTATTTTTATCAATACCCTTAACTGGTTTGCATGATTTATCTTTTTTGAATGTGAAATCTTCTACTAATTTATATTCAACTACCTTGTAACTATCAGTCGTTGAAGTACGAGCTTCATCTTTTGTTTGTTTCGATGCTCGTAAATAAATTGGTGTATTTGAATCAAATACTATATCTAATATATTTTTAATAATTTTTTTATCATTAAATTTTGATTTGAAAGGATTAAGCTCAAATTTTAAAGGGTCATCAATATTTGATTTATAATTTTTATGTATAAAATCACAATATTCGGATAATTCTGGACTATCATTTATTTTCAAAAATTCATAAGATAATATAGTTTTATCAGTATATTTTTGTTTTGATTTTAAATATTCAATTAATGATTTTTTATCAAATAAAATTTGAGAATAATATTTGATTACATCTTTATTTAAAAGAGATGCATCAATATCTCTTAAATTAAACCATTTGAAGGATCCTTCTGTTTTATCCAAGTAGGGTTCAGCATATCCCGACCTTACATTTTCATTTTTGTCATCTTTATTACTTGTAAGTACATATTTGAATCTTCCAAACGATTCTTTCATCTGAACAGTAATATCTAGTGCACCTTCTTCAGATTTATCATAATTTGATTCTTTATTTTCTATTTCTTTTTCCTCTTCTTTTACTTCAATTTGATTGTCTCCTTGATCTGGCTCTTTATCGTCTATCTGTTTACCTTCAGCAATCTCTTTTTCTGCTTTTTTTCTTCTGTTATATGAACTTTTATCTTCTTTGAAACGATATATATTTCTTTCTTCACTTATTAATAAAAAATATCCAATTACATTTAAATTTGCATGTTTACCAGTATAAATACAATATAATTGATTTGATCCTGTTTTAATTTTTTCATCTAATATTTTATCTGCATTATCTATTTTGTAAAATACTTTGAGCTTTTTAATATTATCATTTAGTTCAAGTGATTTTTTGTATTCTTTATCAATATTTTTTTTATATAATTCTTTTAATTCTGTAATAAATTTATCAAACTCTTCATTTTGTAAAATTTTTGTTCCAATTTTAATACTATTTAAACTTGTAAATAATTTGGATTCTTTTACAACATTTGTGAATGTAAGATTGATTGCAGCATCAACTACTGATTTTATACTTAAATCTGAACCAGATAAAAATGATGTATATTCTTTATTCAATATATCTTGTTTTTCTTTACTAAGAGGCCTTTTATAAAATCCAGTAAATAACCCTTTTTTATCTGTATCTATTATGAATAATAAATTTTGAACAGGTTTATATGGAGAATCTGCTCTTAGCTCTCTTTGTTTTATAGTTGTTTTATTATAATCAATAATATTTTTTTTTATCTCATTTAATTGAGATTTAATCGATTTTGCATATTCTTCTTTTGTTTCACTATTAAAAACAATTAATTCAACATAGTATATTTTATTTGCATCTGTGACATTTATCTCTCTATTTGTATTTGATTTTATATCTTTGAATTTATCATAATAATATAAATTTGCATTTGGATTATTATTCAATTCAACGCTTCCTTTATCGCTTTGATTCATTGTTGGAAACACAACTACAGTAGTTTCATTTGTACTTTTTAATAAATTAAGATTATTTGCAAATAGTTTATTATAGATTGCATTATATGTAATAAATCGTCGTTTATAATTATCGAGTTGTGGGTCATTTTCTTTTAATTCTTTTATTTTTTTATCACTGATTGGAGCATTCTTACCAGGTACATCATTCGCATCATTTATGGATGGATCTGTATAATAAGCATGAACAAATTTTGATTGAGAACAAGTCATAGTAGTATTAATTAGTGGAAATTCTATCATTTCTAAGGGAAATGTTGTTACTTTTTGTAAAACATTAATCATTATATATTATTAAATAAAATTTTCCTTGTAAAGTATATTATTAATTTGTGGATCATCTGAATTTTTATTTTTTTGTGCTATTTTTAATGTATTAATCGCATTATTTACTTCATTTGTTGTAACTACCTTATTTTCTAGTTCTTTATATTTTTCAGGAATAATACAATACTTACTATTTTCATTAAACAAATAATCAGCAATTAAAATAAATATAGCAGTTAATACTAACGAGGCAAATATGTCTCTTGTTCCCATCCATAATATGGCAAAAACCAGTATTTGTCTTCCAAGAGAATATTTTACATAATTTTCTTGAGTTTTACTTAATTCTATAGATACATATTTAGAACCAATGTTCATTGTCAACATAATAACTCCTGCAAAAAATTTATTATCATTTAATATTGATAAATATCTATAAAGGCCTGTTTTAGGTTTAATCGATTTTTTTTTCATATATATAATAAATCAAAAAAAAATTATATTCTATTTAAATAATAATGTCTCTTGCATTTTATGCTTCACCAATTGATTATAAAAACAATGATTTAGAGAATAAAATAAAAAGTGAAAAGGCAAAGATAGATAAAAACGCACTAATGACAATACAACAAGGGAGCTTAGAAGAAAGCCCTACAAATATAACAGATATTCATAAAAATCTTAAGGATGAAAGTGATGCAGAATTAAGTAATTTTTATAAATCTGAAATAAATCCAAAAAATGCAACCTCTATAAAAGTTCCTCCTCAATATAAAACAAATGATTACATGATATTAAATGAAAATGTAAATATAGTTGAACCAAGGAGACAAACGAATCAGGAATTACTTGATAAAATGAATAAAATACTTGAAATGTTTGAAGATCAAAAAGAAATAAAAACAGGACAAAAGAATGAAGAAATTATATTGTATTGTTTTTTAGGAATATTTGTTGTTTATATAATGGATTCATTTGTACGTGTTGGAAGATATAGTAGGTAATTTCATTCCTTTTGGAATACATTTAAATAACATCCATAACCAGATATTTCTATTTTATTTACAAGTTTGTAATATTCAAATTCGATTGGTGTTAGATACTGAATATTTGTTCTCTCTTTATGAAATTTTATTTTTTCTATTAATTTGTCATGATTAATTTCAATATCATAACTAACTATTGAATCAGAAACTATAAAGTTGGATATCTTTAGCGGCATTGTATAGGTTACTATAAAAAGATATCCTTTTGGAACAAGCCATTTATCAACACATCTGAAAAATAAGTCCATGTCTTTACAATTACTAAATAATGGACAATAAATATGAGTAAATAAGTTTTGTTTAAAAACGGTTGGGTCACACATACATGTATTTATAAATGGAATAGTTGGATATTTTTTCTTGGATTTTTCAATCATATCTTTAGAATTATCTATACCAACAACTTTCATATTATTAGATAATAATTGTGGCATATTTCCTGTTTTACAATCAACACATAAAAAGTTATTTGTTGTCATGAAATATGGTTTCATGAGTTCAATTTGTGCAGTATAAAATGGTATCATGTCCCAAATATGATCATAAATTGCACAATAAAAACTATCATAAATATTATTATCTATAAATGTTTTTTTATCAAAATTATCTTTTCCTTTTATAGAAGCAAGTACGTATAATAATAGTAAGATTACTAGTATATACAGAATCATTTGTATAATATAGTATTTTTTTTTAATAATTACTTATAAATGAAAAATGATCGAAATGATAAAAATGAATGTAAAATTAATGATAGTAGAAAGGTATTTCCAACAACATTTTCAAATTATAAAAAAAGTGTAGCAGTAAAAGAGTTTATGAATAATATATATTATCAAAAAAAAGAAGAATCTTATTTTTGGACAGCAGAATTGTTATGCAGCAATTATATTATTGAAATATGGGATACATACATCGAACTAATGTGTAAATATACCCATATTTATAATCCAAAACTTCCAATTTATTTACATAAAAAATTTTTAGATTTTAAGGAAATTGCAGGAAAAACAAATGATGATATCCAATTAAGAAATATAGATGAAATTAGAAGAATATTTTTTTCATTAACATTAATTTTCTGTTCTTCTAAAAGAGAATGTGTATTAGATACACCAACATTTGAATTTAATTTTGAAATAGATAAAATGTATATTAATTTAAAAGCACCAAATGTTAGCTATATACAAAATTATTTTAAAACGGGTGACCCTAAAGAATATTATATTCCTTTGAATGAATTAATGTATCATTTAAAGGAAACAAAAAACAAAATGGATATTTTTTATTGGATAGAATGGATTATTGCATATGATGCATTATTACTTAAAAATAAAAAACAATTACAATGTGTAAAACGATCTTTTTCAGTAAATACAAATATTGTTTGGATTATATGGGAATTGTTATTATCGTTTGAAAAACCTCCAATTGAATCATTGTTAAACTTATTTAGTATTAAATATAAAAATAATAAAAAGAAAAAATGTTTATTACATTTATCTGTAATGTATATTATAACAAAGGTTGATTATAGTATACCGATTTTAGACTCTGGACAATTAAAAAATATGGAAGAAAGTATTATTATAGCATTTGAAAAAATTAAAAAAAAAGAAATACCATAATATATAAATATGTCTAATTCTAAAAAAACAGTAAAAAGCGAATTTTCTAATATGTATGGGAATGGAAAAAATTTGAATGTAGGAAAAAATAAATCGACAAATGAGTTATTAAATAATATTAAAAATTCGGATTTAAATAAAAATCTGAATTTAAATACGAATATAGGATCTGATCAAAATGAAACTCAACGTATAGAAAGAAAAACCTCATTAACTATTCCAGAAATTGCAAATATTGGTATGTCTTCGGCTCAAAGTCCATTCAAATTTCTTTATATTATAATTATTTTAATCATTGTTATGATTATCGGATTATTATTTTATTACAAAGACTTGTTTATGCATTATTTTAATATGTTATTTTCAAATACTCCAACTCCAGAAGTTAAACATACAAATGAAGAAAATCCTACAAAATCGGATATTACTCATGAAAAAGTAGAGGTTACACATGCAAAAGTAGAAAGTACGTCTGCAAAAATTGATGATTTAGATAAAAAAGTTGATAAATTGATTGAATCAAAAACATGTTCTAATTCACCTTCTACACCTTCTACTATAAATACTTTGAATGAAAAGATAAATAATGTATCTCCATATAAAGAGGCAAATGTTACAGCAGATGGTTTTTGTTATATAGGATATGATAATGGACAAAGAGAATGTGTTGATGTATATGCAGGAGATGTTTGTATGAGTGGAGAAATATTTCCATCATTAGACATATGTATTAATCCTAAAATGAGAAAATAAATTAAAGGCTTGGTAAATAAGGAACTGATTTGTCATAATAATAACCAGGATATTTATAATCATGCACACCACTATTTGTTGGGGGTCGAACTACAGCATCGATATCAATAACTGAACAATTTGCATTTACAATACGTGTAAGAACTTGCTCACTATACAATCCACCTATATTCGAAATTTGCGAATACTGTTTTTTTTTTGAAAATCCTGTTTGATTTTTTCTATATTGTAATGTTTCTGCTTTTCTACGCATTTGATAATCAAAAACACTAAATCGACTTAAATCTAATCTTGTTCCAATTGTTCTACTATTTATTGATGTAACTTGGTTTGTATTATTCATACTACGCAAATTCAATAAATTAGCACCAGGAACATTTACAATCAAAGCACAAGATGCATCTACAGTACCGGCATTATCAACAAAAACTGTATGCGTTATACCTGGTATAACTGTAATCGGAGGAACTGCTGCGATTCTTGCCATACTATTTATATATAGTTTAATTTTATTAATGGTTTACAAATTTCAATTTTAAATAATTCTTCTTTGTAGTCACATTCATGTTTTTCAGGTAACTGATGTTTTATACAATATACCTTACAACATTTACATGTGAAATGAATTACACACTTTTTCTTGCAAATTTCACAACGAAGCATTATACTATTATAATTTATTAGAATTATTTATTTTTCAATTTTTTCAGAACTTGACGAAATTGGCTTATGCATATGATCTGATTTACCAACAACAATATCATCACCTTCAAATAATTCTTTACGAATTTCTTCTAATGATGCATTTACACCTAGATTCTTTTCTTGGGTATTCATATTTTGAATAGATACAAGTTCTCCTTTATCATTGATGGTTTGTGTTAATTTATTTTTAGTTTCTTCAGCTTTTTTCATATTTTCCTGAATTGCATTTAATTTCGACTCTTTGACACGATTATCAAATGCAAGTTTATTTACTTCATCATTTTTCTTTTTCTCATCCATTAATTCATTTAGTTCTTTCTCCAAATATTCAACCTTTCCTGTTTTGTATGCTTCTGGATGAAATGGAATCCAAAGACCAACAGGACCAACATACACATCATGATTCGGATCAAACTCACGAATCATTTTGCAACGAAGTTCTGCTTCTTTTTGGGTTGGAAATACTCCTCGAACCTTTAGGCCTCTTACTGATGTTTGGAAATCGTTTTTTTCTCCATATACTTCATCTAGTTTAGTTTCATTATTATCAATAAAAAACTTATAATCATCTTCTACTGATGTATATAGTTTGTCCTTTTCAGATTCAACAAATGTTTTGAATTGTTCATGAAGCTCGTCAGATTTAATTTCATATTTATAGGAGACAAAATTAATGAATTGAGTAAATTTCTCCATTGATTTAGCAAAATCATATTGTTTTACAAATTCTTCAAAAAAGAATCGTTGTTTATCCTTGATAATACCTTCTGGTGAAATAAAGGATAAACAAGCAAACTTTTGTTCTGCGATTGGTTTATCTTCATCGAGTAAATCAACATATTTGGAAACAGGTTTAGACATAGACATTATAAATGTATATAGCCTTTATTTATATATTTTTTTCTTTTTATTATTTATAATGGATTTTAATGTTCAGGAAATTTTCAAACGAGTCATCAAATATTTAGTAGAGGGTCTTATTATTTCTCTCGCGGCTTATGCTATACCTCAGAAAAGTTTGAAATTCGATGAAATTGCAATTATTGGTTTAGTTGCTGCAGCAACCTTTAGTATATTAGATACTTTTCTTCCAACTGTAGCACAGAATGCTCGCCAGGGTGCAGGTCTAGGAGTTGGATTTGGTTTAGTGGGATTCAACGGAATGAATAAAGGATTTTAATACAAAACTGAAATTTTATAGTATATAAAATAGGTAATTGTTTTCATCTATTATTTTATTAATTGTGTAACCATAATTTTCTAATAATTGAACTATTTCATTTTCATGTGTATTCGCATCATATAGTGTTTGACCAATTTCAAAAACCCCGCATTTTATTTTTTTATTTTCTAATAATTTTGTTGCTCCATCAAAAATATATTTTTCTGCTCCTTCTACATCAATTTCAATAAAATCTATTTGAGATATATTATTTAACTCACATTAACTATCTAATGTTTGACTATATAGACCTCGAGAATATGTGATAGAAAATTTATCCATAGAAATTCGAGAAAAAAATTAATTGAATTGATAGAAAGTATAAAATTGAACAATGAATAATTATGAATCAATATAAAAATGTTATTTCAAGAAGTTCATTATAAAAAACTAGTAAAATATAAAAAATATTATTTTATTAAAGATGTATTTAATAAAATAAATTTATCTTCTCCTGGAGAATATCTTGGAAAAAATATGCACGACCATCATATATTTATGGTTGCAGGGTGTACAAAAAAATTTCGTAGAAATCCACCGCCATGGGCATTATATATGATTCAAAGTCTTTTCTCTACAAAGATGTGGATAGATGCAACACAGATAAAATTTTACTTAAAAATTACTACGAAAGAATATAACCAAAAATTACTAGAAAAGTTTGAAGAATCTGCATTGAAAATTATTTTGAAAAAATAGTCAATGAAGATTTTGAATGGTATTAAAAATATAGAATAAAATAATTAAAATGTATGAAAAGGTTGAATTTGAAAAACTTGTAAAAGGAGATAGATATTTTATAAAATATTTGAATTGTAAAAGTAAATCTAAAACAAAATTTGGTAGATTTTATGAATATTATGGTTATAATTCTCAATTAGCAATATTTAGAAATTTGTCGAGAACTACTAATTTTAATTCTTATTATGGTGAATCGGAAGAAAAATTTCATAAAACATCTTTTTTTTATAAAATTATAACATTTAAACAATACAGACAAAAATTAATAGAAAAATTTAAAGAATCTGCATTGAAAATTATTTTGAAAAAAATTGTCAATGAAGATTTTGAATGGTATTAAATTATAATAATTTAGATAATTCAGATGGTTGAAATAAAATCCCAATTTAAATCATTGCATATTTTTTTCCAAATTTCATCTTGTTCTATTTTTTTCTGATCTTTTAACATTGGGAAAAATTCTAGATATTGTGTCTCACCTAAAAGCTCGCATAATTTATATAATGTATAATAATAATTCAAAAAATTTACACGATCATTTGGACAATATTTTGAATAAGGTATTTGTATATCCATAAATAAATTACACAAAGTATCTTCTAATTGTGGTGTCATTACAGGTGGTTTAATTCCAAGTTTATCTTTAATAAAAGGGATATGTTCATAGTAACGGTTATAACCAAGTTTTTTTAATATTTCTTTCATTTTTTTGTTTGTTAAATTAGTTATTTGTATTCTTTCTTTTTTTATTTGATTCTGTATAATTTCAATTACAGAATGAGGTATATCTGTTGATTCTTTTGCTTGAAACTGAGACAAAATCTCACGAAAATGATTAATTCGTTTGTATGCATAAAAAGAGATTTCCTTAGGAGGTTCTTTATAAGATGGTTTATCATTATCAACCAAATATTTATTTGTTACGAAACAATGATTGCAAATAATAATTCCATCATGACTTACTTTAATCAGTTCGCCTGTATTACAGTGTTGACAAATGGATTTATTATAAGAAAAATTTGTTATGTCAAGAGATTCAAAATTATTTCTTCTTAAATAACCTTTAATACTTTCATTCATAATTTCGTAATTTGGTTCTTTCTCTTCTTTAACATTAAAAAAAGAATTTATTGTTTTTTTAGGAGTATTATTTTTATCAATATTTTGTTTTGTTTCAAAATAATCAAATAAATATTTAGAATTTTCCAAATAATATTTATTTTTCTCATCATGAATCGTACTTATTTTTTTTTTGTATGATTCTATTTTTTGATCAATTTCTGCATTATTTTTTTCATTTTCATTTTTTTCTTTTTGTAATTCTTCTATTTTAGTCATTAATTTAGGCAAAACAATGTACACCT